GAATTGCCCCCCGATTGATTCAATTTCCTAAAGTGATCTATTAATAAATTACGCTCGCGCTTCGCGCATCGCGCACGCGCACAAGACGCGTGACACGATGACGCGACCGCTCGACACCGCAGCAGGGTGCGCGTGAAATTGAAAATGTCATGGGGTGATGAAGTTGCACCCAGTGGGCCGGGTACGAGATTGATCGACGGTTGACCATGGGGGACGTACCCCCATACCCCCGCCGTTCGACTTACGCTATTCGCTTGTCTCACTCAATAACTTCCGTTTGTATTCAAAAGGAAAATGTCAGAGGGAAGGACTCTGAACAGTAGATGACGCCGCAGTCATGCCAGGCAGAGCGGGAGGCTGATCGAATGGGCGAGGGTCACACAAGAAGTGCCGGGATTCCGAGTCGGTTTCGACCTTGACGGAACAGCCCACAGGATCAGAGAAACGATAGCCGACTTTAACCAGATCAAACGATGTGACGTGTTGACCATCAGCCGATTGAAAAAAGTAGGTTGTCACTTTGTTAAAGGTAGACATGCCGACCAGCCGCACGCGATCAAGGCCAACGGCAAGAGTAGGATGAACGATCTTGTCAGGCTTAGCCGACACCATCAGCACAGGCCCGGAAGCGCCTACAGCAGGCCGGGAGGCACTTGCTGGGGTGACTGGGGACGATGCAGGCTTACCCGCTATCTTTGCCTTGTCGCCATGAGACATGATGCGATCCGCAGCCGAGGGAATGAAATAAGCCGCCGCAGCAATGGCACCGACTACAACAAAGGCCAAAGTGGGAATAGAGGTTTTCGGTTTTGTGTGCAGTTCGGCAGACTTGTACAGCTTGTAAACTGACTTGTCATATTTCCAAGGCGCTTTAGCTATTGACTTGGAAAACAGCAGACTACGGGAGCAATGATCCCATTCATAGACGATAGCGGCACCCATGGCACCGAACCGCCTCACATGGAGATGACGACCGACGAGCGCCGTAACGTTACGGTCAATCAGCATCGGGTTTTGTGTCAACAGGATGAAATCAACACCCATGTGACGATGCGTCTCAAGCCCTTGAATGTAGTCGGGTACTTTCGAGCCGTTAGCCCTTGGTGGCCATGGCTTTTGCACCTCGTCGTAAACGATCACATCACCGGGTTTAGCCCATAGATGCCAATCAGCAAGACCGCCGCCAGCATCAGCATTGATCAATTCATGATCGAGCAGCAGACCATTGATATTGGTCAGGATGCGCCGGGTGATTTTGGTGACTGTGCCGTCATCGTTTGATTTATCGACGGTTGTCCCGACCAAATCACGCAGGAGCTTGGACACCGCATAGAGGGTTTTTCCGGCCCCTGGCGTGCCAGTGATCAGGGTAATCATCCGGGATTGCTCATAAGCATCCGGGTCGATTTGGTCAACTGCCAAATCAGCACACGGGTTGCGATAGCCCCGAAGATGATAGCCAGCCCTTGACCGATACCAGCAAGGCCAGCCAGCAGCAAAAGATTGGCGGGAAGGGCACCCCAAGCAGCCAAGGCCGCAGCCGTAACCTGCCCCATCATTACATCCATGCCAACATAGGTCACAAGGCTGAAACCAAGGGCAACGAGAACCCTTGCAACTATCGGTTGCACCAACGCAAGAAGGAAACCAGCAAGGCCCATGATTAATCCCCAGCCCGAGGCATGACGATATAAACCGCTGAAATAGTGGCAATCAGCAGGATGAAAGGTTTAAGAAGGTTTTCGATCCAGCCACAGGGAACGGTCATAGCCAAAACCGTAATTTGCTGACCGCCGACATTGACCACAACGTCAGGGATACAGCCGCCACCGCCGAATGTAGGGCCAGTTTGCAGGGTAATGTTTCGAGTATCTTTCGGGATAGGCTCATCCGAAGGAGTATCAAGCTCTTGACAGGCCAGTATCTCCGGGTGATCTTTGCAAAGATCAGTAGGAGGCTCAGGCTCTGCGCTTGTCTCATCAGCAGGAACATCAGCGGGATCATTGGGGATTGTTGTCCCGCTGGGGTTTTTGGTGACGGTTGTCGTTGTATTGTTGACGGTCACCCGGTTGTCGTTGTAATTGATCGTTGTCACGGTTGTATTGGTGACAGTGTTTCCCGCCGCGTTTGTCGTTGTGACGACAGAGTTAGAGACAGTACCCGGCCCCGTGACTTCAGGAGCCGGCGAGTCGGGTATTTCCAACTGCCAAGGCGCATTACCACGCAAAGCATCCATCACAATCCCATCAGCAACACCCGGAGCCGGGTCACCATCGGGCTGAATCTCATCGTCAATCACACTTTCAGGGAGCGGAATTTTTTGAACTTGCTGTTGTATGACGCCACCGCCTGCAATTTGACTCAGATCAGAACTGAGCGCACAGGAAAACGAATAGACAGCGGGACGGTTGTCGATAGCAGTCAAAGAGGGAGGAGGTTCGCAGCCAGGATCATGACAAGCCATGGATTCAGCCAAGGCAGTACAGGCCGTGCCGGGTGACTCATAAGGCCCAGCGCCACTATTCAAATAAGCCTGATCGACAGTCTCATCGCGGGTAACAGTCCAGCCTGTAGGAGTTTGCTCAACAGTCCAAGGGCTATTTTCATGGGGATCAACTTCATTGCCATGCCTTGCATACTCATCGGCCAACTCACCCAGAACATAAACCGTGCCGATACCCGGCAGAGAACGAAGGAGCGCCTTAGCTACAGACTTAAAAGGCACCTTTTGAACGACAGAAATCGGAATTGTGGTGTTTGGTGTGGACACCCTAGGCGCATAGTTATATTTCCCGCCGAACTCGACACCTTTACCACCATTGAGAGGCATCGACATAAGCCGAGCAAAATCGGAAGAACCAGAAAGGGCACCAGCCGCGCCAGTGTAGGCAGCACCACCACCAGAGCCGACAACCTTAACGACTGCCTTTTTTGTCACCGGGATTGTGGAGTTAGTTACCACTGTGCCCCCGGCAGAGTTTGAGCTAAAAACGAAAGTCGGAGCCGCGCCCGTTTGATATGCGGCAAAGGCAGGAGAACCGCTCAGCAGCAGCAGGAGAAGCAGCAACGGCAAGAAAAAAAATTGCATCATTTGAAGGCCACGTACAGCAACAGCATCAGGCCAAAAGCAATCATGTATTCAAGAGGGAGTACCACGAAATCACCCCTTTTCTATATCACCGGAGAACAGGTTTAGCAGTTGCTTGGAACCCCAAACAATGACAAGAACGCCGATAAACAAACCGAACAGAGCAGCCATATCCGCAACGCGATCAGGATCAACAGGTTCAGCCGTTGCCTGAACTTCGAGGGTTGTCCCCTGAATCACCACGTCATCGACAACAAGAATCCGCCGACTAGCAGCGGGGCACCACGAGCTATATGTGCTTGTCGTAATGTTTGGCGCTGCAATGCAGGCCACGATTTGGACTTTTGCCATAGGAAACCGGGAGGCAAACCCCCCGGAAGGCCCATTAAATCCAGCCGAATTTGGAGCCGAGCTTACGCAGGCCCCAGAAAGCGACAAAAGCCACAATGATCGCAGTCACCGCCGTAACCATATCGGCACCAGCATCAGTAATCGCAGTGGTCACACCAGCAGGCAAGGCCGCATGGGCTTGAGTCGAGAGGGTCAAAACACCAGTAGCCACAGAAGCCGAAACGGCTTGAACTTGAGAACGATTCATCTTGAATCTCCGTTGAACAGTGCAAAGGCGCACCGAGAAGGGATGACCCTTTTCGCTATGCCCTCACGCAGGGTTTCCCCTGCACTCAGGTTAGGTTTTCGGATGTAGCTTGAGCGGTAGTGTTCCCCCCACTGCCCACAAGGTGCCAGAAGGCCCACAAGTGGCGGTATAGACAAGGGTTGACCCGGCAGGCAAGTCACCTAGCTTTTTCATGGTCAGGGTGATAGCCGCCGAGTTGGGATTAAGGCCAACGACAGCCATAGCGGAAACCGCTTTGCTGTTGTAAGTGTTCGCAGGCTCAAGGCCGAGACTGGCATTGTTTGTCGCCGTGCTGATCGACCCCTCAGAACAGGCAAGAGCGATGGCTGTACGCGCTGGGGATGACATGGAAACCGCATCCATTACGCGACCTTTAGTCACATAGTCTTGATATGCGGGAAGGGCCACAGCAGCCAAGATGCCGATAACGGCAACGACCACCATCAGTTCAATGAGAGTAAAACCAGATTGGCGCATGACGTTCCCCTTAGACGGTTGCAGACTTGCCAGCAGCGGGAGCGGCACGAACTGGAGCGGGAGTCAGGCTCACCAGCCGGGATACCAATTCGCCCTTGGTATCACCAAAGGTTGAACGCACCATGGAGAAGCCAGCCCGATACGTGCCCGGCTTCAAATCCTTAGCCAAATCCTCACTAAGACGCATGGAGCCACACGCATTGATTGATCCGTCATCCTCAAGGAGGATGCATTCCGCCGTGCGTTTGGTGTAGGTGCCACCCTCCCGATTTTTCTTTTCCTCAATGGAAACGAGAAGCACTTGAATAGTTGATGAAAACGACATGATTTGCCTTTAGGGTTACGGGCGAAAGTTGCCCCGAATGATCCGCACGCGAAGCATTCCGGGAACTCTCACACAGCAGCCTTTGACGTAGAAGGGTGCCCGACCGTTACCCCGAGCGCCGGAGGAGTAGTCACACAACGACCATTGCTGTTTTCGAACAACGGGCGGGCGAATAAATCACAATGTTTCGCGGCTATGCGCGCTTTGTGCTTTGCGATGGACTTCAGAAACTTGTCCCGCTTCGCTGGGGTTGAAAACTTTAAATCTTGCATGGTGACTACTCCATTTGTTGACCCTTACAACCAGTAAGGTGCCCGAATCCTAAGCCCTTACTACCAGTAAGGCAAGAAAAGATTACAGTCTGTCAACAACCAAAGGAGCCGCTATGGGCAAAACAATGGAACTTCTAAACAGAGCGTTAGAAATGCAACCATCAGCCGAGCAATGGTGCAAAGAGTTAAAACTATCAAGAAGTGCACTAGCGGTAGCAAAGCACAGAGGAAGATTAGCCCCCGGAGTTGCTGGAGCTATAGCTATCAAATTGGGAGAAAATCCGATCCAATGGATAGCGACCGCAGCCATGGAAGCAGAACCAGAAAGCCCGATCAAGGACAGGCTTTTGAAACAACTTACATCACTTTACAAAAAACTATCTCGTTGTCGCGTTTTTCCAACGGCCCCGATTCTCTGCGCGGTGTATTGAGTCACGAAGGCAGGCAACAGAGCAACCGAACATATCCGCGAGCAGCTTTTGCTCAACACCGGAGCGCCAAATCTTTGCCAGCTTTTTTGCCTCAGATGGCGTGAACATGGCCACACGGCCCCATGTTTTCCCCCGTGCCCTCGCAGCCTGCTGACCCGCTAAGCACCGTTCCCGGATTAGCTCTCGCTCAAACTCCGCAAAGATACCGAGCATTTGAAGAAACAACCGACCTTGAGGTGTTTCCGTTTCGATTGATTCAGTCAGAGACTTGAAGCCGACTTGCTTAGCTTTCAATTGCTCAAAGATGCGCACGAAGTGCGACATTGACCTAGCGAGCCGATCCAGCTTGTAAACGTAGAGGGTATCACCTGCCCTCAATTCTTTAAGCAGCGAATCCAGAACTGGACGCCGTTTCACACTCGACTGACTCTCAGAGTAAATCCGGGTGATACCGTGCTTGGAAAACGCCGAAATTTGCAATGCTGTTGACTGTTCAAGCGTAGAAACTCTGGCATACCCTATGCGCCGCATATCACCCCCCTTGAGGGTGATTGTCACAAATCAACAATAGTGATCAGGAGGGCGCTTTTCAGTGCAGAGCCACCAGCCGAAACCGAGTGATGACGCATGATGCGAGACGATTACATCACCCTCGCCAACTTCAAACGCGCAGGCTATTATTTCGGGCAAGGTGCCATTTAAACGGCAGGTGTGTACCTCACCCCCCGGTTTGCCGTTTGAACGACTGTAGCGGTTGCTTTCCTCAGGTGCAGCAGCGAAATCCTTGAGGATGTACTTGGAGACGTAAGACGCCATTTTTGCCAGTGACAGGTTTTTGCGCCGGGAACTGCCCCACTTGGACGGAGCAGCACCGACGAAGCAAAGCCCGTTATCAGCCCCCACAATGTCACGCCATATCGCCGTGCCCAACTGCCACGCCTTGATTTTGACACCCTTGTATTTGGCATGAGTAGGGAGCTTATTTGTAGCGCAATGCACATGCATTGATCCCCGCTCCTGCACTTCAAATGCTGCACAGTAGCGGAACTCACCTAAGGCCCGTTTCATGCGCTTAGACCAGATCGAAAAGTGCTTTTTACACAATGCCCTATCGGGCTGATTCTCCCGATATGTGAGAGTCAACATTTCGTTGAAATTCTCTGAAATGATGAATCGACGAACCATTGTTTTCGCCCTACGAGCATTCGCCCGCAACGTTTTTTCTTTTTGCTCTGCGAGGTAGTCGGCATCACGTTCGGGGTCAATCTCATACGGAATGTCCTTGTAGCCGCCCTCAATGAGGCTTGACTCTTGCCATTCAATGACACGACGAGCGGAACGCTCAGTGACACCGTTACAAGTCCAAGTCCGAACGTCGTAGCAGTTATCAGATATTGACCCTTCAAACCGCATTCCGTTTACAATCTTTTCCAGCATGTGAAACCTTTCAATTGTTACGTGCTCACGTTCCCGGAAGCCTGCCAGCTTCGCGGGAATTTTTTTTTACCTAATCACCAACAGCCAACAGCCCAGCGGAACTGGGGTGCTCCGCCCCCCCACGTTCTAGCGCTGAATTGCCCCCCGATTGATTCAATTTCCTAAAGTGATCTATTAATAAAT